GTTTTGAATTGCTTGCTAGGGCCCCCCCTTGCGGGGGTATTGTTAGCTTTTAGTTTATCCTCTCTAGGGTTAGACACGAAGGGAGGCCTCGATATGTCGTTGAAGCGTAGAACTACATCCATTAAAATCGAGAGTGTTGCGGTCAGCGGCACTAGGTGCGAGCGCTAAGTCGCCAACGCCACGCTTGGTCTGGTGAGCAAGCAGGCTGTGAAACTGTCCGTGTGGGTATTTAGCTCGGATTAAATTCGCAAGCTTCCACATGATAGGGACTCGGTTGTACATGTGTACCATGCAACACCCGAGGGTGTACATGTAGTCGTCTAAATCCTTTTTCCGCGTAAAGCGTATAGTCGTGTGACTGTCTTTCAGTAAAGCATCAAGTGGCTTGCGCCCAAAGGTGAGACCTCCCGGGTTACCGAAGAAGTGGCCTTTGCAGTACTCAACCAGCTCAATACTGGTGTGCATTTTGAGTTTTGCCTTCATACCAAACAGGATTTCGTAGCGAGATGGATCTACCTTAGAGGCGTCCTTTCTCTCCATGACTATAACTGAGTCATCTCCATCAAATACGAATTCATATGGAATTTCGTACTCGGATAGCCAAGTATGTATCATACCCCACTGTAGGACGTTATTACCTAAAGCAGTGTTCATGTCACCTGACATGCGACCACCCTCAAGCTTGTACTTGAGGCCATGTCTAGAGTATACTACGTTCGAGTTTTGGAGCCTCAACATTGAACGTAGCTCATTAGAATGGAAGACTTTGTTGTAAAATGAATGCTCTGCAGAGAGTAGCTTAGAGCTAACATGGGCATCGAATCTGCTGCAATCAAGTTCCAGATAAACTGGGTCAACAAACCTTGAGATCATATCGGATAACATTATTCCTTTGTCGGCATTAGATAGTCCTTTAGTTGCACCAGGGGTACATCTATAGAAGGGCATCTCCAACGCAAGTGTGTATTGTGCTAGACGCGCTGAGTAGGCAATCCCCCGAAACTGGATAGCTCTCGGGTCCTTTACACACGGCGACTCGTCCTCTTCCAAAATCAACTTCTCAGCTTTTACAAACATAGTTACTTTGGCATCACGGGCGGACACGGAACGGTATTTCAACTCCTCGTACGCTTCTGAGTATAGCCTGGCCTTGTTAGTCGAAGGGCCATAATAGTTCAGCACAGCCGATTCGGACATCGGACGAAACTCGAGCGGCATATCGCCACTGTGGTGTTTTGACTCGGTACCAAGGCGCATGGCCTTGGCTTTGAGTGAAAATAACTTACGGAGCTTGTCGATGCCCTCTTGACTGGGCTTTGGTACTGGGAATAGTACCCTATTTCTGGCGGCGGCCATCTCATTACATGGACATGCATTGTCAACGTAGAGTCGACGCTGCTGCGCGGGATAGTCCATGGGCAATTTATAGAGTCTCGGCTTCTCTATGCATTCAGCAAAGTCGGGGCAATGCAATATCTTAGCACTTGGCCTTAAAGGCTTAAGTGGCTGGCTCCTGTGGCATACAGTCTCACAGGGCTCTAAGATCCCGACCCCGCTGTCCTATTTTGTGATTAGAGAGCGTGTTCTAAACATCGGGATATAACTCCTGATGTCGAACGTGCCATCCTTAAACCACTGAAAACGACTACCCAAGTCGCCCTGCCTATATAGGAGCCCACTTCTTCTCAGCTTGGAGTATACGTCTCTACTGCTCAAGAAGTCGGCGATGGCGAGATCTGGGGATATATCACCCATGACCTCAGCCACCACCTCGGCAATGTTTTTGGCATCCAAGTTTTGGTACCTCTCATCCTCCGCGACAAGATTCTTTACCTTCTTCAAGGCAAAGTCTAGTGTTGTCACACTATCCTTGGGACGGCCTAGCACTGCGATAGCTAGCTTGGTGACGAGAGGGCCCAGGTCTACCTTAGACGCAGCAACAATGGCGTTGATGGTCTCTATTGCATGAACGGACTGTAAAAGTCTCCGCTCTTGCCGATCCTGGTTGCCGTGTGATGTGCCACGACAATTGGTGCACCAGCAGTCATCCATTGGGCCGACGACTGCCAGACATTTTGTGCACCGCACCTTTCTCTGCACGTTGGGCACCGTAGTGGCAACGCGGCAAGAAGGCTGGGCCGCTTGCGCGGCCGCACAACATACAGTTGT